GTGCTGACTTGATCTGTGTATCAAAGCCTGCTTGTAGTGCTTGTACACCGCGACCTGTAACGATAGATGCATCGATATTACCTGAGCGAACCTCTGGATAACGAGAACCTAAACGTAGTTCACGCTCTAATACACCTGATTCTGTAAAGACTCCAGGTGGTAGTTCCAATGGAACACGGCGAATACCTTGTGGATTAGCAGAACGCATAATTGCATCAGGACCAAGTGCCAGTTCTTGCACATCCTGTGGGATAGCAATAGGTGCTTGGATAGATTTTTCTGCTGCTTGGATCTGCAATACTGCAAAGCGAGCACGAGCAAGTTGAACTGATAGAACATCATCAAACTGTCCACGTGCTTCACCATCAATAGATGAGCGCATAGCAACGTATGCCATACATTTACCGATAGGGTTTGGAATGTTTGAGAGTACTAGGTTCTTACGCTCTGGGATAAAGATTAGATCTTGGTCTTTGTCGTGATAGCGAACTAGTGACACATAAGGAGAGCCAGGAGAATAAACATTCTTTGGCATAATCTGGTCATAGAACTCTGGGTACTGCATTGCAAGTGTTTCGGCATCAGATGCCATTACCTGCGTGAGTGAGACGGTACGACCAAATCTATCAATCTCAGGATAAGTACCAAAAGGATTAAGCAAACGTATTCTTGGATTATTGGTTTCATAGTCCATCTCCACCATACCTGGCAACATACCGTAAGTGTTAAACCAATCAGCACCAGTATACATTTGAATTTGTAGTTCAGATGCACTGATGTAATGATTAACAATACGAGTACGTGTGTCTGCTGCTTTACGTGCTGAGTCTGAAACCATATTGGTTGCAGCACAGTTAAATGATGGTAGCGGTGCCATTGCTTCTGCAAGGTCACGTGCTGCTACGTCAATGAAGTTAGCAACTAGAGGCTTTGGGTATTCCTCTGAAAACATTGCAGGGTAAACCTTGCTAATGTCTCCCTGACGTACAGAGAGCACATCACGCATTCTCTGGTCACGTGCGGAGTAGCGCGTCTGTAGGCGATTAACCTTGGCTACTACCTCTTTAGTTGATAACAATTTTTTTCCTTACTTAAGTTTTTTATTGGCTTTTTCAGATCGTGAATACTTTGGCGCAAACTTATTGCTTGGTGGATTTTCTTTTGCAAGTTCTGGATTCTTTTTAGCCCAAGTATTGTAACCACTCTTTGCTCCTTTGTATGACGATGGTGATGTCATTGGGGCTTTAATGTTACTTGTACTACGAACTTTGCTTTTAGCAACTTGCTTAGGCTTTGATTCATTACGTCCAGAATAGTTACTTTCGTTGTAACCTTTTTTATATTTAATACCAACATCTTTGTTAGCAGCCTTTAGAGCACGTGTGTTTGCTCGTGCAGCAGAACTAGCCTTTGATGCTGCCTTAACTGCAGTTGCTGCTGTTTTAACAGCACGACCTGCAGGAGTAAAACTTGCTGCAATAAGAGCACCACTACCTAGTTTTTTTAATTCAGCGTTAGTTACCTTTACTGGATTATTACCGCCAGCACGAGCCTTAGCCTGTGCAATCTGTTGCTTAGTTGGTTTGGTTGTCTTAGCCATAAATTTTACCGTACTTCTTTTCAAGGATCTTCTTCATTGCTGCATCCTGTGGAGTCATCTTCTGCTGCTTCTTAGGTGTTGTTGCAGGAGCCTTCTTTGTAGTTCTAGGCATTGGAGTGATACGACCTGTTGGCTTTGCTGGTGGTGTACCTAGTGGTACTGGTGTCCCACGCTTTGGTCGTGCAGGTGGTGTACCCAATGGTGCTGGCTTAGCACCTGGACGCTTTGTTGCTGGCTTAGTCATTGCAGGCTTCTTCATATTTGCCATTACTTTTTGTTTGCCTTTTTAGTTAAAGACGTTGCCTTTGTCTTAGACTTAGCAACAGTTCTTGGCTGAGAACTAATCATCGACCCAGAAACGCGTGGCTTACTAGAAGCAGTACCAGTAATTTTTGCCTTTGGCATTTGTTTCATTTTTTCATTTTTCTTACTTGCTGCAGTTCCACCTGTAGTAGCCTTAAGCATTCTTGCTTCGGCTGCTTTCTTTTCTGCACGTGCTACTGAACCCTTAGCGCGGGCAAGAGCGCGTGACTGGTCTAGTACACGGCGTGGGTTAATTACGTTTCCTGCTGCTTCTTGTTCTCTTGGCGTTAGACGAGCAGGCTTTGCTAGTGCAGAAGCAATGCGTTGTGACTTGCCAGTTGTATTTTGTGTTAGAAACAACTTACGTTCCATAGCGCTAAGTTTTGAACGTGATGATGCCATTGTATTATCTCCTTGTTAGATGAACGTGCGATCTTTTTCGGCGAGCAGTTCATCTATGTTGATAACCGTTCGCTTGCCTATCTCACTACGAGACAGGAATGGATTTTTCATATGGTGCGTCTTGTGCATACCTTGGTTAAGCATCTCGCGTGCTCTGATCTCACAGAACCATAACGCCATCACCATATCTGTCTTACCCTTAGTAGTAGGCGACCAGGTAATTAGTTGCTCGATGAGCGCCTTAATGTTTTCAGTTTGGTCAGAAGGTAAGTGAATAAGGTTGTCTCTGTGGTGCTTACCGTCGTGTTGCTTGGTCCCAAACAAAGTTGACATTGATGCAACACCGAAGCCTGAGTCCCACTTATTGGATCCAGTATGGTGTTCCCGCAGTAGCACTCCTCTAGAGGCCAGGTTCTGACGGATTCCTTCATCTTGTGTAAGGAAAGACTGGAACGCATTCTTTTCTACAATCCACTCGGTAGGCTGATAGAGCGCAGTCCAGTCAAAGATTATCTGACGGATTGCAGCAGGCGTAGGACGAGTAATCTTAATAGCATCAACGATATAGCGTTTATGACTAACCCGATCAATAGCGTAACAAACGACGGCTGTATCACCAACCATAGCGGGATCAAGACCACAAATAATTGAAAAGCCACTAAGGTCACGCGGATGGCCTGGGTGACCAGGAACCAAGCGACCTGCTTTACGCATACCATCTATAGAACCTCGCACACATACTGGGTCAAAGATTGCATCATCTGATATATCCTGCTGCTGGTAAACCAGCGCCCAGGTAGATGCATCCATTGCTTGTCGTTCATTGTAAAGGTTACGACCATTCCAGCGTGGGTATAGTCCATCCTCATTCAAATCTGATTCTGTCTGTCCATCAAAGGGAGCATCTGATGCAGGCCACAAGGTAACCCACTTCTCAGGGTCTTCGTGGGTTTCCAGTAATGCTGGCATCGCCAAGTACTTCCACGGAACCAGTCCACCAGGGTATCGGTCCTCGGAGCGTAGTTCCTTGTAGAGATCAATTGCTGTAACGCGGGTACCGATAATGATTAACTTACCAGTAGGGTTAAGACGAGAACGCACATCCTGGGTTAACCAGCGGATCTGCTTCTCAAACTCGTTTGCGTTCTTTAATGTCACCGCATCGTCTACGATAATCATATCTGCACGCTTACCGTAGATCTGACCACCGATACCGACGGCTTCGATGTTTGGATCCTTTTCTGAGGATTCTCTCAGTTCATCACCGAAGGTCACACGGGTTGCTTGCCAAGAAGCGGTCTTAGAGTTAAACCCTACGCCAGCAGCGTAAGCCTGTTGCAGTGCTTCATAATTAGGATGAGTCAGGCGTTGCTTGATGGCGTAGAGAAAGTCTGCTGCTAGTTGCTGAGTCTGGGAGACAATCAGCACACGAAAGTTAGGGTTCTGACAAACCTGCCAGGTAACGTAATCAATTGTCACCGTCATCGACTTGGCGTGGTTGGGCGGGATATTAATAAGGATACGGTTACTAGCCAGCCCTGGTTCGTACTTCATACTGGGATGTAGCCAACCAGGTTCTCTACCCTCGATTACATCGATAAGGTTTTGTTGGTGGGCAAAGGTCTTAGAGTGTAGGTAGCGTTCACGAAACTCTGCAAAGGTCAAGTCGTGGACATCGGATGAGGCAAAGTTCTTATCCTTCAAACCTAGCCGTGTTCGGTCCATTTTGTCTGCAAAGACCTTATCGGTCCTGCGGTAGTACTCGTAGGTCTTATAGGATTTACCAGATGCAGCCGTGGCTGCCTCGATGGTTAAACCTTCTGCTACACCTGAAAGGATCAGACGCTTGGCGATGTCACTGGACTTCTCCGTCATTACTTCTTTTTCTTTTGAGAATCTTTTTTCTTACCGTAGGCGTATGCTGTTAATCCAGTCAAAGCAGCACCACCAGTAGCACCCTCTGCCTGACCCTTAATTCTTGCCTTACCCACAATAGGGGTTGATTCTCTACGTGCTGTATCTGCAGACTTAGTAATTGCTTTATTGCGCTTAGTATCTGCAGCCTTTTGTCGGCCTGCTACCTGGTTACGGGTTGGCTTGGCTGTAGTGCCTGAAACTCTCTTAGCGTTGGGTGTTGTAGATACGCCACCGCTTTTGGATGTAGTCTTACTAGAACCTTCAACCTTTTTGTTGAAAGGCTTACCCTTGCTACTAACCTTGGGTGCCTTCATAGATTCTGCGACTCTTTGCCCAACCTTCTGGCCAATTTTCTCTCCACCCTTTTTACCTGCTTGACGGATGGCTGCGGCTCTTAAAGCCGCGAGTGCTGCTGCGCCAATCAATGGTGCTGGCATTGGTATCTCCTAAGTTTGGGCCGTAAAAAATTTTTATACTAGGGGAAGTGTTTCTACTGGAGATAGAACTATCCCCACTAAAAGCGGTGCCGTGCACCGCACCATTCGGGCTTAGCGCCCGAGCAAGCCACAGCGCAGCGAGGGGTAAGTTGGTGCTCGTCCTAGGGGGACTCGCGTAGTGCCAACGTAGCGAGTATCGGTCGTAAAACTAGTACTGGTTCGTTTTACTCCCTACTATATATAAGGCAGAAAAAATAACCGATTTCCCGTCTACGGTAGATTTTATTTACGTTTTGTGACTAAGGTCACATAGAATATGTGT